TATTTGAAAACCAAAACGAGGACAAATAATGAAATATCTATTACTACTTCTACTGCCTGCCGTTGCATTCGGGCAGCAAAAAACAGCCCCTGATCATAACGTTAGAAGTTCATTAATTCAATGGTTGCCAAATAAACAAAGTGATACTTGTTTAGAATTTTCAATTGAATACTGCAAGCTCAGGCCATCAATAAAGAAGGGCGATTTCCCAGTGTACGATGTTGTGAGATATTTCCATGCGTATAAATTAAAGGATACGGTTATTATAGACTCAACCCAGTTATACAGGTTGATTGAGGGCGCATATTATATTAAGATAGCCGGAAGGTTATTTAAAAAGGAGGATAAAAGATGAAAGCGCCATATTCTTTCCCTGTAAAAGTCCAATGGTCAAAAGAATACCTAGCGAACAGTAAGGCAAAACAGCGTCATGGGATGGCTGTCAGGATGACGAGGGGGCATGTTGGATGTGTAACGGTTAAATGGATAGGGGTTAAAACAACGAGCGTCATTAGCCTTAATTTTCTGGAAGAAGTAATAGAAGCAAAATGAAGCACCTAACCCTCCTTTGTTTCTTCCTGGGAATAATAATATTGTTAACGCCCTATGTGGTTTATAGGGTGGTAAAAGAAATTTATGAATATAAGTAAACGACAGCGCCATGGACACAATCAAACTCTCTGACATGGTCAAGGTCTCCGACCGGTTACCCGAGAAGGGGACGCGATGCCTTATATACAGCACTGTCGGAGGGTTCGCCGTAACGACGTTCACAGATCGAAACCTCACCTATGGCTACCATTACAAAGAACCATGGTTCACCAAGTCCGGACGGCAGATGAGTAAGAAGACAGTGACGCACTGGGTGGGGTTGGAGAAATGAATGGGAGAAATTAAATAATCCAACTATATGAATTTGACCGAAACTAACAGGAGAATAATTGAGCTGATGGGCGAAGGCAATACAGATAAGGAGATTGCTGACGTATTAAATGTGCCCGTCAGAACGCTGCAATCAAAGATCTATCGAATGTTAAAAAAATGGAATTGCCGCAACAGGACACAGTTGGTCCTTAAGGTTGTGCTATTCAATATAGGCAGCTTTACCGGCAAACAGTAAATTATTAAATGGGAAAAAACATTATCTTGGTCGGCGGTCCCGAAGACGGCCGACAGTTATCCGTGCCGAAGGATCACAAAAGCTATACGATCATTCAGCCGATTAAAACAGACGGGTTTAAAATATTATTAACCAGCACCCAGCAGGGCGAGTATCAGCAGACCGGCGAGTATTCCGGGCTATATGAGATATTTGCCTGGAAGGGGTGGAAATGATAAAGCATGATAAACGTAAATGAATTACGACTAGGTAACTACATTCTGTTCAAACAATTAGGTAAAGGCGAAGGAAAGATAGGGCAGATGAAACCGGGTGACTTTGGAAGAGCTATATGTGATTATCCAGAAAGAAGCGAATATCATCCCATCCCCCTGACCCCCGAATGGCTGGAACGGTTAGGGTTTGTTTACAAAGAGCCTAATTATACAAAAAGGCCGTTGTCTGTAAGCAAGAATACCTATAGGGATGGCACAGGTGATTATGACGGCTTTATTTTAAGGTTTAAAATGGAAGACTGTATTCAAGTTTTAGTTATTAAACATGTTCACCATCTCCAAAACCTTTACTTCGATCTCACCGGCGAGGAGTTAAATATTGAGTTATGACCGACGATCTCCAGCCATACGACCCGCGTCCAGAATGGATGCAGCAATATCACAAGGAAGTACAGGGCGGCGCCGATCGATTCAAGGACTGGGCCCGCCAGAATATCAACATTGACATTAACGATCAGCTACAGTACGACCAGGGAACCGGTAAGTCAGATGTTGCGCAACAGGTATTGCACTGTATAGGCGAGCAAGTTCCATTTATTCTTCACAATGGCCCGCAGCGTTTCTGCGTTATCATCCCAAAACTACAAATTGTTGTCATTTATGCATATAGCGGCAATGTCGCCGAGTATCTTAATGCCAAACAATTCCAAAACCGCGTAAAGATGCTTTATGTTATCTATCCTCAATTCTCTCCATTATCTTCAAAACTCCTGAAATCTGCCCTTGAGCTGGCAGCATCTCAATGGAAAGACAGCCCACCAAAACAACTACCTGGTTGACATCTGCGTAAATTACTTAACACAAACGACAAAAACGACGTATAAATTCTGTCTATAAGTCTATAAACTTTCATAGATATTTACTATCCGTAGGCATACAAAGGTGTCTACGGATTTTTGTTTATGGCAGGTGGCAGACCACGACATTATGAAACCCCGGAAGAACTGCAAACAGCAGTTGACGGGTATTTTACTCACATCACTGAAAAGAAAGAGCCTGCCACAGTTACCGGTTTAGCATTACACATTGGCTTTGAGTCTCGTCAATCAATCTATGATTACGAGGAAGACGGTCAATTTTCTTACATAATAAAAAACGCAAGGCTTCGTGTCGAGTGCGAGTATGAAAAGAGGTTAAGCACGGCACAATCGCCCACCGGGGCAATTTTCGCTTTAAAGAATATGGGCTGGAAGGATAAGACCGAGCAGGAGATCCATGGCGCGATGCCAGTCGTCTGGAATGAGGAAAAGACCTATCAAACGAAGGCCGGTGAATGAAGCTAACATTCAAACAGACTACAGCCCTCGATTATTTAGAGGATAAGATTACAGAGGAGGTATTGTTCGGCGGTAGTGCGGGCCCTGGCAAATCAGCCTTAGGCTGTTACTGGCAGCTAAAGAATAGGTTCAAGTATCCCGGTAGCAGAGGCTTCATAGGTCGTGACGTTTTCAAGACACTAAAGGATACAACACTTAAAACATTCTTTGAGATAGCGCAGAAGCAGGGAGTAAAGAGGGGCAAACACTTTGACCTTACTGGCGCCCATGACAAAGAGAATCCTAACTGCCTGCTGTTCGACAATGGCAGCTTGATATATCTCAGAGACTTGAAGCAAACGCCTGCAGATCCGGACTTTGACGAACTGGGGTCGCTAGAGATAACAGATTGCTTTATTGATGAGTGTAGCCAGATTGTGCAGAAGGCAAAGGACATTCTGAGAACCAGGCTAAGGTTCAAATTGGTTGAGTATGATCTTATTCCTAAAGCTCTTTACGCGACGAATCCGAACAAGGGTTGGAGTTATTATGAGTTTTACAAGCCATCAAAGGACGGGCTATTACGGTCAGACAGACAGTTTGTAAAATCATTGGCAACTGATAATCCTTACATCTCGCCGGCTTACTTGGATAGCTTGCGAAAGCTACCGGAGGGGCCTACGAAAGAACGGCTATACTTCGGTAATTGGGAGTACAATGACGACCCGGCAGCGCTGATAATGTATGAGAAGATTGTCGATTGTTTCACGAACGACTTTGAGAGTCTACGGGGTAAGAAATATATTACTTGTGACGTAGCAAGGTTTGGGGATGACAAAACGGTTGTTGGTGTTTGGGAAGGCTTCAGAGTTAGATTGTACATGTTTAAAGGGCTGTCAGTGCCAGAGGTTGCAGAAAAGGTTATTTACTACCAGCAGCTATATGGCGTACCGAACAGCAATACGATAGTTGATGAGGACGGTGTAGGAGGTGGGGTTGTTGACATTGTTAAGTGTAATGGTTTTGTGAATAACAGTAGACCATTACCCAACCCGATCAAGCCGCAGAAGGATGAAAAAGGGAATGTTAAACCGGAGAACTACGATAATCTGAAATCTCAATGTAGTTACCGGATGTCAGATAGAATCAATAACGCAGGACTGTTCATTGACGTGGCAGACTCGAAACAGAAAGAGGAAATAGTTGAAGAAATGGAACAGGTTAAGCAAAAGGATGTGGACACTGAAGGGAAAAGGGCGGTTATGCCGAAGGATCAGGTGAAGGAAGCATTGGGCAGGTCGCCTGACTATTGGGACACAATAATGATGCGTGAGTGGTTCGAATTGAAACCAATTGTAAAAGCAGGTGCTATAATGTTATAAATGGCAAAAGTAACAGTTACAAAAAAGAAGGATGGAACGGTAGTGTATAGCACCGGTAGCGGTTTCATTGGCGGTCTACTCAATAAGGTAAGGAGTGGTTTTAACTGGTTGATGCGTGGTAAGACTGGCGGGCTCACATCCTGGTTAGGTAAGCGTGAAGTGATACCTGAATTCGATCAGACTAAAGCAATTGATGAAGGATTTAATGCAAGCACTTGGATATATGCCATTATAGCTAAGAATGCTAAAAAGTTCGCATCGGTGCCCAGGTACTTGTATGACGAGAAAGCGCTGATGCAGGAAAAGGGAGCGAAAATTAAGCTGAGAACTAAAGAACTAAATACAACACAGCTCTTTGAAAGCGATCTAAACAAATTACTGAACCGGCCTAATGAATACCAGGGTCGGGCGCAGTTTCTGGCGTTGTTATACGCCTTTTATCTGTCCTGCGGTGAGGCGTTCGTGTGGTTGAATAGGGGCAATGTAAAGCAAAGGTTTGATAAACTGACCGGCAATCTAATCGACCGTAGCGATAAGGAGATGGACGCCATGCCAGTACTTGAAATGTACGTGCTACCATCCAATTACGTGAAAGTATACTCAGATCCTGATAACGTATTCGGTATAACAGGTTATTGCTTGGAAGTGGCGGGCGTAAAGATCGAGATTCGTAAGGGTGATATAATTCACTGGCGTGATCTTAATCTGAAGTTCGACCCAACATCTGGAACGCATTTACGCGGTATGACACGTCTTACGCCGGGAAATAAGACGGTACAGGAGAATAAAGATATCGTTAAGAGCAGTGTAAGGATGTACCAGAACGATGGCGCTAAGGGTATACTGTTCGCGCCGGAGGTAGGGGTTGATTCGCTTACACCGCAGCAGGAGGCGGATATCAGGACGGTGGTCAATGCAAAGATCAATGAGAATGATATCAAGGGCGCTGTAGCGCTGCTTATGGGTTACAAATGGGAATACATTGACCTGGCTATTAACGCAGTCGATTTAAGCCTTATAGAAGGTCGGGTAAAGAACCAGCAGGAACTATGCGCACTATTCGATACGCCTCACCTGCTATTCATACCAACAGAGGCAACGCTTGCCAACCTGGAAAGCGCCAAACGAAACTGGGTTAACGATGTGATAATACCGGCATCGAAAGAGTTGGATGACATGTTTAACCTGCGCTTACTGCCGGCCTTTGACCTAGTGGGGAAAGCGAAGATCATAAGCGACTTTACTGAGTTGCCAGAGCTGCAGGAGGATATGAATAAACTTGTTGAAACGCTGCTTAAAGCATTCTGGGTAACACCAAACCAGAAGCTGATTGCACAGGGTTATGAAGCGTCTGACAATCCGCTGTTTGATGAACCATGGATACCATCAGGATATAAACCCATAAGTCAAATAGCAAGCGATATGGAGGGCGACGGCTACGAGGAACAACTTGCGGAACTACAAAAGAGGGGGATCAAGTCATGACAACCGAACAATTGCAGCAAGCCAATAAGATCAGTGGTCAGATAGCGCTTATTGATGAGATAGAGAAAGAGGTCGAGCGGTTTAAAAAGACAAGGTTTAGCGGATCACTACCGACAAGCGTAATGCGATATATAAAGGACAATCCGGATGTAGCAATGAAAGTAGTCGACTTTATTGCGCTTGAAGCTGTGAATAAGAAAATAGTACTACAAGGCCAATGGAACGAACTGTAATTGATAGGATGAAAACCATAATAGCCCGGCAGTTGCCTACCGAATACCTGTGTGCAAGGATGAAAAAGAATGTAGAGGCTGCCAGGGAGGAAAGGTTAAATAAGTGGCTGAAGGAACTGGAAGGCAAAACACTGGAACAAATTGAAACAAAAATAAAAGAGTGGGAAAATAAATGAACCAGACCCAACGCAGAGAATATAGCGCCAAATACGCCGCTCAGTCCAAACGGATCGAGCGGAAGTTCATGGGCCGGGTATTCGAAGCACTGGAATGGCAAGTTGAGCAAGCGTTACCAATCATAAAGGCCTGGGGGCCGGAGATGGCGAAAGGCCAAATTGATATGCAGGTGTTCAACGAAAAGATAGAGCCGGTTCTTAATGACCTCCATGTGGTAGCCGGGTTGTTCTTTGCAAATAAAGGATTACGTGAGATCAATAAGGCGGTACGAACTCGGACAAAAGCCGCCTCTTTCGGATTCAATGCAGAGTGGGCTGAAGATATAATTGCCTATTTCAAATTGCACCTACTCGAAAGAGCGGTTTATCCGGTATCACAAACAACCCGTGATCAAATACTTACAGTTCTTGAACAAGGTCAACGCGAAGGATGGGGATACGACCGAATAGTTGATGCCCTGCGTGATCCTGAATTACTGCTCTGGCGGGCCAGGATGATCGTAAGAACGGAAACGCTCATTGCGTCTGATATAGGCCGCAAGCTGGCAGCAGATAAGAGCGATTACGAAACTGGCAAAGAGTGGATTGCGGCCAACGATCACAGGACCAGGCACAGCCACCGTGCAGTTGATGGTGAGGTTATAGCTCAGGATGCAAAGTTTGCGGTATCGATTTACAAGGGTAATCTACCGATAGGAGTTGAGATGATGACAGGGCCGGGCGACCCAAATGCCAGTGCTGGAAATGTGATTAACTGCAGATGTACTGCGGCGCTAGTGCCATTAAGGGACGAAAACGGGAAACTTATACCAAAACAACAATTAGTAACAGCATAAATATTGTGACATGCTTACAAAGGCTATGAAGATATCCAAAGACGGGTTAACCATAAAGGATATTGATTTTCAAAAACGTACTGCCGTCATCGCTCAGGCTACATACAACAGCTTAGACCGCGAAGGCGACCGTGCTAATAAAGGCATGTTTACAAAAAGCTGGAATGAGAACCGGGCCGACATACGCCTGTTCAAAAATCACAATAAATACAGCGGACCCGGACGGGTTGATGAATTTTGGGAAGACGAGCAACACGCATATGTTAAGGCCTACTTAGGAACAAATACCGAAGGCGAAGATGTGTTGCGCCAGCTTGATGAGAAGATAATTGTTGCAAGTTCTTTCGGCTTCAATCCAGTGAAAACGGCCAAGATGTCCAATAAAGGCCTTGACTTAAAAGAAGTTCAATGGCTGGAAACCTCTGTATTAACCCATTGGGGAGCTCACAAGGATTCTGGTATAGTCGCTGTTAAAAAGCACTTCGACCTGCAGGTTAAAGAATTAAACGAAACTGAAAAGAATTTTTTTCGTCAACTGATTGCTAACCGGCAGGAAGCATTAAAGCTGTGTGTAGCCATGAATGACGTAGTAGTAGAAGGGAACGATCTATGGAGCTACATAAATGAGCTTATTGCTGATCAGTCTTACAATCTCGCATGGCTAAAACGCCGACTCGAATATGGCGTGAAGGAGGTTACTGACTTACGGGACGGCATTAAGGCCATGGAAAAATTCATACAAAACACAAAGGCTTCTGATGAATGCATATTGCAGATCACGGAAGAACTTGAAAATACGAAACAGCTATTATCTGAAATTGATACCGCTGTACACTCTGAGCCGGATAAAACCACTCATGAGCCGTCTGCCAGCAAGGGGGATAATGAGTTTCTGAAGCAACTCAATTACTCATTATTAAAAGTAAACACGTTATGAAACGTAATTTAATGTCCCTGGTGGCGGTAACTGCTGCAATGGGCCTACCTAAAATCTCAACACGCCGCATGCCCGGGGCTAACCGCATGGGATATGCCGCTTATAAAACCGACGGCGAAAAGTCCGCGGAGCTGGAAGCGCTGGAAAAGCTCAATACCAGTATGGAAAGCCGTTATAAGGAGCTGAAAGACGAATTTGCGTTAAAAACCAAAGAGCTTTCTGATCTGAAAGCCTTCAATGACGATCAGGGAAAAAAGATCGCCGAATATGAAGGAACAGTAAAAGAGCTCAACGGCATCCTGGGCGAGAAGGGTGCAACCCTGAAGCAAATCCAGGACGAAGTAAAAGAATTGCAGGCTAAAGCCGGTCAGATGAAGATCATTACGCCTGAAAACAAGCTCGGTGTAAAAGATCTATTCCTAAAGGAGTTTGAAGCTGCTGCCGAAAATGCCGTGAAGGAATTCCGTCCTGACCTGCACAATAACGTCAATAACGCCCTGCCGTTTATGAAGACCAAAGCGGTGGGCACAATGACCATTGCCAGCAATATCACCGGCGCTTCTATCTCTGCTATTCCTACATGGGATAACAACTTTGCA